AGGCTTAACGTCCAGAGCACGGAGTATGACAAATTGAGGTTGAGATCTCTGATTGAGAATGAAATCTCTAATTTTGTCGAAGAATGGACGTCCGTGATGGAAAGCGTCTGAAAGGACACCATCGATCTCCTGTTGATAAATTTCAGGAGTTTGCTCAGTCACCCAGAAGAGGCGAGGGAGAATGGATTTTTCATGCAGAGGTGCATAAACGAATTCATCTGTGACACGAGCATGACGGGAACAGAAGTCGAGTTCTCGAGGAGGGTTTTCTGGTTGGAAAACAGTGCCGTCGTAGCGTTTTGGTAAGCCGAGCTCCATTCCTAATTCTTTTGCATACTTTTGAAAAGCAGTAAAAGTAAATGGAATGGAAGGATCGGCAGCTAGAACAGCATCGTCACCATTAGTGAACCAGGTAAACATGCTCTCAATAAAGTAGAGTTGAGCATAACCTGAGATGGAGCGAGGAATATTGGAATTTTGTTCCTCGAAGAAACGGCAGATGGAGTACATGTGGATGATGTCGTTGAAACCACTGTCTCCGTAATTGGTAGGGTAATAACCACTACCATAGACGCCTCGCAAATAATGGACGAATCCATCAGTAATGACAATGCTGAAAGCAAGTGTGTCATAGAGCGAGTTGAAAATGTTGTTGATCTCAAGATTAGTATGGCCATAAAGAGGCCAAGTTTTGAGAGCGGCTCTGCGATGAGCTTCAACAAACACGTCAATGATGTCGGTCTGGATACGTTTGTCGTAGGCTGAATAGTCTCCCATGATGATTTGATTGGGATTAGTACTAACTAGGCGTCGGTACATTTCAGCGATTTCGAGTTCGGCGTTGAAACCACAAGTCATGTGGTTGTCATGAATGCGGAGGTACATAGCTCCAGCCACTGGAATACCAAGAACATAGCGTTGGAACGCAATTTGTTCCATGGCCACGGAGTTGTAGAGACGTGGCATTTTTCCAGGTGGGAGGAGTTCGGATTTGGCACGACCTTCAGTAAGGGTGAAGACCGACCATCCGTGCTCTGCAGCTTCTAATAGGGAATCGAAGCGTGCAAAGAAATGTTGACTCCATGGGGTAGTGTCGCGAGTGAGATGAGCGCGATTGTTGGGAACAGGGATTTGCTTAAAGAAAGCTCCTTTGTTCTGTTTCTTCCAGATTTTGGAGAGAGCAATGCCGCAGCTTTTTGTTGGATCAATTGGCTGCATGTGCTCATAGAGGGGATGATTGGGCTTAAAGCCATTCCAAATTTCGTCATGATTAAGGGGTTTGTACTTAACAGGAAGTTTAGAGAATTGTTCTTCAATCATCTCGGAATAAAGCTCAATAAGATGGTGTTTAAGAGCTGAAGGCATGTCAACTTGGTTGACGCACATTTTGAGATATTGTGCCTTCATAATTGAAGGTTTGCCTCTGGAATCAACAGGTAGTTGACTCCTTTCTTCAGGAGTAAAGGATCCGAGAGAAATTGGAGCAGGATTGCGAGGGGAATCGCCGAATGTGGCTTGACTATTGTCAACGAAACAAGTAGGTTGATAGTCTTTTTCGTGTCGTCCACCGCTTTGGCGGTATAAAGGAGGACAGAAGCCAATTTCGACAATACGATCACATTCAGGAAGAGCCAGAGTGTTTTCTGGTTCACAGTGATCGAGGAATTCTGCATCGTGAATGAAGAGCATAGGTATGTTCTTGGTTTCGAATTGTAATTCGGGGAAGAGGCAGACTTGAGAGAGGACAGATTCACAACTTTGTGGAGTTGGAACGAGGGTAGTAGATTTGAGATACTTCCATAAACCTTGAGTGAGAAGGGTGCCTCGAGATTGACGTGCACAAATAGAATGATGAATTCCACAAATGAGGCGAGAGCCTGCACGTTGATGGTCACGAATGTAGAGAGAACCACATTCGCCATCAATAGTAGTGGAATGAACTCCAGCAATAGATGTGAAGTTGACACCAATAACGTCTAGGCAAGGATGCCAGACATTGGAGCCAATATAAGGAGTTCCAATAGATTTAATGTATTGTGCTTGTCCAGTGCGGAGGACACGTTTGCCTTCAACATAGCCACAGTGGAGAACTGGGCCAAGATCGACTATGTCTTCATCAGTGATGATATAAGAAACTAGCGATGGAAATTGAGGGGCAGTTTTTGGAAGACGGAAGACTAATAAGTCACGAGTAGGATCGCGACAGAGGATGTCAGCGTGGACAGTGCCAAGTTTGTCTTCAAAGATAACGACCTGTTTGTCTTCGGCTTTAGCGAGGTGATTGTTTGTGATGCCGAGATGTCCTTCGAGGATGGTACCTTGAAGGGAAACTCCATTAGCAGAGATGCTGGAGCAAAAGACACGATTTTTGTAGATCTTTTGAATGATGGGAGTGACTTGAGAAGGGTCCATTGGACCAAGCATGCTGTCAACACCTTGAGGTTGAGATTGGATATTGACAGGGTCATGAAAGCGTCGGGGAATTGGACGTTTGGTTTTGTCACTTTGTGTTTTAGCATCAAAGCGGCGTTTGGGAATAGTTGTTGGGGCATGGGATTGAACCCAAAAGCCCGCATCATCCAAACGTTCTTCCTCGGCATAAGGGTCTTCTTCTTCAGTTGAAAAGAGAAGAGAAGAAAGTTTTGACCATAGGAGGGAGATTCCTGTATATATTAGCCAAAAGGCGCCGAGAATTGTGAGGAGGGCAGCGGTCCACCAAACGGCAGTTTTGAAGGTTTCAATAGAAACTCTCCACAACTGCGATGAGATATGGCTCTGAATAGATTCAGAGTTGATGGTGAGAGCGCCATCAAGATGACGATCATCTTGACGTTGTTTTTGGATCCATTCTCGAATTTCTTGTCTCTCAACAGCTGTGAAGGTGAGAAAGTGAGAGATATCACCAGACATGAGTTGAACAGCATGAGTGAGAGAGAAATGAAAGATGGGATGATTAGGACGCTCTAAAGCAAATTGTCCACTATCATGATAGATGTGGAAATGTGTAATGGTGGAGTGGGAAGCGAGATTCAGAACTCCTTGGGAAAATCTGACATAGATATCCTTGCACCAGAAAGTAAATTCTGGCTCAGCAATGAAACGTGAAAAATAAGTACGCATTCCATTTGCTAGACTGATGAGAGCTTCATTAGATGAAACTTCACCAGAAACAAGGTATTCCATTTCAGCAATATTGTGATGGAGATTAAGCAGACATTGAGGAACAATGACTGTATTGCCAATGGTTGGGGCAGCAAAAGCCCTAACATAGTTGAAAGAGGTGAGATCACCAGAATTGGTGTTACGAAAATCAACTATGATGTGATTTTTACTGGAAGGGGTGATCGCTCGAGTGTTCGGTGGGGGAAAGGGAACATACTGAACGACTGGTTGCCAGATTTTAGTTGAGTGAGTGAAGACATCACTGGCAATGTTAGAAAGGGCTTGAACTGGATCAATGGGTGTACCAGTGGTGGTATTGATCCATCTGTTCTGGATAGGGACCCAGAAACATGAGCCAGATTTAGAGACAGTAGTAGTCTTCTGGTCGGAATTCATAACGCGGCCTGAGAGGCCCATGCGTCGAATTAGGGCTGGGGGAAAGTCATCTAATTTGAGACGAATGGTATAATTCTCAGTGCAACGAAAGAAAGAGGTGAGAGGGTAAAGCAATTTAAAGGGAAGCTTAAAAACCCAGGGGATCTTGGTAATCACCTTGTTGATGACAGGGGAATAGTGGAAAGATCCAAGGGGGTGACAGAGACGAGCGTCCGTGAAACAATCAAGATCGATGTTACAGGTGTTGATAATAACATCATTTTGATCGAGGACGTCAAAGAATCCACAATACTCCATGATGCGAGTAGGGAGAACATCATGAAGAGTGTAAATCGCACGACCTTCAACACGACGGAGAGGATCCGTGGCATTGAAGTGAACGATTTGTGGAATTCGCAGGTCATTAGAGAGAGATAGAGCTAGTTTGACAGCTTCTGTACTCTTTCCAGTACCTGTCTGACCACCTGTTATTGTGATAACATACGGGTCAGATCCAAATCCTTGGGGTTGAGGAATTGGGGGATTGAGTTCCATCAGATCAAGGAAACGCGCATTAGGGTTGGTGCGCAAAGTGGTGGCTTTGTCGTTGTTGTATGTACGACAATTGGTGCGTATTCCTTCAGTAATAAAATCACAAACTTGTTGAGAGTTCATGATTCGAGCTTCTCCACCACGGATGATGGGGCGGAGAGTAAAGACGAGGTCAGCTTGAGGCTGGTCTCGTCCTAAAGCAGGATTATACTGAGGGTTAGCAACTTCAATCCAACGAAGACGGCTATAAATAGCGTTTTGGACCGCTGCTCGATAAAGAGCGGGATCCAAATTGGGTTGGAATTGGTTGCTGGTAGCACACCAGAGGAGGGCGTTATATGCTTGATCTTTGACAAATGCACTATTGTTGTTCATAGGTGCAATATTGATCATAGCATTGACCATCGGTAAGACAGTGTCAGAACTGCCTTGAGCCAGAAATTCATCAACGAAGGTGATAGGTTGATTACTAAATACTGGCATGTGATTGGTCATTCCACTGAGATGGAAAACAGTGGGAGCAACGCCAAGATTAGCAGAGATGGTTGGGAAGAGAGTGCGAGTACAGAATGTACTCTTGCCTTGACCTGGTTGGGTGGAATAAAAGACAACTCCAAAAGGGAGTTGCCTCAGATCAGGTTGGCAGGTACGACGGATTTCAGCAGAGGAAGCTTTTTCGGTACATTGACCGAGGAGTTTGAGAAGCTTATTCTTTGTTAAAATCCAGATGTCATTTTTACATGTGACGGCATTTTTGAGGAGATTCTGTACCTGGGTTTCAGTGGTTTTCCAGGTGGCCCAATGAATTTGGGAATCCCAGGTTTGGTCTGGGAGGAGATAGAAAGTTTCAAGTTGAGTAATGAAATTCTCAGCTTGACCTGTGAAAGTGATACCACCATCTGAGTCTGCATCCATAAAGAAGGATGCAATAAAAGAGATAGAGTCATCAGAGGTGTCGCTAATGGTTTTAGCGTTTTTGAGATTTTGAGAAACTTTCTTGACGTGATCTTCTCCATACCCAGTGAGGGCAACAACCAAAGAAAGAATATTGGTTGTAAATCGAAGAGGCCTGAGATAAGTGGAAAGGGCCTGCTTACGATAATTGAAGAAGTCTGTGAAATAGTTTTTCACAGTGGTGCAGAGACTCATAGAGAAAGCTCCCAGGAGTTTTGGAAACTCGAAGAAGGATGAACTGGTGAGAATGAATGAGGCGATTGATGTAGTCAATGCTGAGAGATTCATGGTGTGTAACCACCAGGGTTGGCCGCGAATGAATTGGATGATGGTGATTGCCGCGGTGACAACCACATTGATGAGTTGAAGGCTCCAAGAGTTCCATAGGAGAACTTTGACAGTATTAAGTTTCTTGGTGAGAGAATCTTTAATACCAGCCAAAACTGATCCTACGTGAGAGGTGAGTTGTTCGATGAAGAGAGAATCTTCATCTTCAATCTCAGGAACATCTTCAGGTGTAGTGAACATGTTTGTTGGAATAATGGAGCCAACAGATGAGGGGGTGGAGAGACCGGTTTTGGGATCGGTCCCAAGGCGGGTGATGAACATGGAATAATGATCTCCTTCACGGTAAAGGGTTCGTTTGCCAAATGATAAGTATTGATTATTTGGGAAAGTGTGAGTGAACCCGGGAGGTGCTTTCCAAGTATGGGTAGGTTTGTCTCCGTGATGAGAAACAAACGCTTGGACAGCACCAGATGGGAAGGAAATGAGCCATGCAGGGGGGATGAGTTGGCGCCCAGCAAGTGCATTATTGGCATGATGAATATCGGTGTCAAACACGAGGAACGTGTTCGATTCACCGGTGCCAAGAATGTAGAGATAGGAGCGGACGATACCTCGAGAGGTGTCGAGGATGAGGGTAGTGAGGGTGTAATTATCAAGTAGTGGAAACTTGATAGAAGTGGTATCAAATGGAAACAGGATGATTTCTTCCTTGGAAAGGAGAGATGGTTGAGCGAGAAAGTTTCCAAATGATGTGGTGAGGGATGTGCCATAATAAGATTCAGATGAATAATTACGGCGTTCGGATGATTCGATTTCCCATTGAGAGGGTTCGATGTCAACTGCGGATGGGGGGTGAGATGCAGTATGAGGAATGGAAAGTTCAGGTGTGTGTAGATCACAATTGAAGTTGGATGAGATGGGAATCGTGTGGGGGAGGGAGGAGGTGTACGACGCGAGTGATTGCGGTGATTGAGATCGTTGAGTTTCGAGGAGTTGGGCTAAGAGTAGGCCAAGAGCGGGATCAGCGAAAAAGTTGGATACGGGAGTTGAGGATTCAAGAGTTGTATCGGGTGCAATAGCGGAGTCGTTGTAGGCTGCAGAGGGGTTACCTGTGGACAGCTGAGATTCAGTTGCATTTTGGGGTGCAACAGAGGTTGTCTGTGTAGACGGTGTGGTTGGGGTCCGAAGCCCAACGGTTGGGGTTGATTTGGTTGTACTAAGCATTGTGATTAAGAGTTTGCGGGGTTGCCGCAGAGTAGTCCGGTATCGTCGCGGGGTGGAGGATAGGAGGATATATCAAAGCTATAGTGAGAGTGTGTTTATAGAATTTAGAATAAACACTAATTTAGAACTAACATATTTGAGTAAGTATTGTTTGCGGTAAGACGGTTTACGTTCGCCCGAGTGGGGAGAGAACAACGGAGTAGCAGTTTAGCAATACAAACCTAACATGTGGTAGTCCAAGTTGAGTGAGTTGGGATAATTGGGTTGAGAAATTGAGATAAGTAGTTAAATTCAAATAATAGGGGGGATAAAATAAAACGGTAAGTAATTTTGTGTTGGGGGGGATAATTTAGAAAAATAGGGGATAACAAAATAGGGGGTTGTTTATTTAGAGAGGAAATTTGAAGAGTTAACAAAAGATTTTCAAAACCAATAGTTACGCAATCTAGAGCAAAGTCATATAGACAGAAACTTCATAGAAGGCGAGTGTATTAATAAGGATTATAGAGGAAAGACCTCCATAAT